TACTGTACCACCTCAGAACGCATGTAACCCTCTCCTCTCTTGATATCTACAATGCCATACGGAAGTAATATAGGTATATGAACCAGAAGGAGGATTATTGCCTGTACACCTGAAATTTATTTTTTAAGAGGACAAAAATGATTTCACTAGAATATACATACTAGGAGGTGGAATAATGCTTCAAAGTAATTTAAAACATATTGTAGATAAAAAAGGCTTTCGATATGGATTTATAGCGAAGAAAGTAGGTATAGCAAACTCAACAATGACTAATTTGCTGCAAGGCGGAACACCGACACTTTTAGTAGCAATTAGAATAGCTAAGGTTCTTGATATGCGTGTTGAAGATATTTGGATTGAAAAAAATAAGGAGGATACATAATAAAATTTAAGCTTCGTGTTATTTTATTTTTAGCAACTATTTTTTTTAGCAATCATTACCTTTTTCGCACTGAATACTAGAGATGATAATAAAATATCTAAAGATGAATTTAAAAACATCCATCAAGGAATGTCTATCCAGGAAGTTCGAAAAATTATTGGCGGTGATGGAGAAGAAAATAAATTAATTGATACTATTACTGAAATTACATATAAATCAATTGACGGTATAACCAACGGAGAGGTTAAATTTTCATTTAAAGATGATAAATTATTTTCTATTGGAGATTTTGCCTACGCTTCATCTGAAAGTAAAACTTATCAATCTGATCAAAATCAAAACTCAAATAATTCCAATGAAAGTCTTTCCACAACAACACTTCCTACAAATAATAATTTAGAAAAAAGATTAAGAATATTGTAAAATCGAGCATTGGTTCAAAATCATTAACAAATTTAGAAATCAACAAAAATATGGGGACAGCAACTGAAGATGATAAAATTGCTATACTTACTATCCACGCAAGTGATAACCTTACAGATAATATGTTTAAGCAAGGAATTTGGATGGACACACAAAAAATCTTAAAAGGTATAGCCAATGAAAAAGAAATAAGTGAGATTGCTTTCTTTTGGCAATTTGAAACAGTTGATCCATACGGTACTAAGAAAGTTGATAATGTGATGAAAATAATTTTTAATCGCGAAACAACTGATAAAATTAACTTTAGTAATTTTATCTTTGAAAATATCCCTAAAACAGCGACCACTTATTGGGAGCACCCATCTTAAAAAAAAGAATAAATTCTAGGTGAAACGCAAAAAAATCCGCCTCCAAAAGGAAACAGACTTTTCACTATACATAGGTAGATTAAAGAACGTATTTAAAATATAAATTACATTCATTTTACAGTCAAGACCCTGTTCTATCTTTCCTTATTATTGCATATATTATTTATACATCTAGAAAATCACCACGTGAGAGGCACCTTCAACTGAGGGAAGGTGCCTTTTTGTTTTTACAGAATATTACGCACTTTAGAAGCATATAATAAACTACTCCTGGCATGATGCCGCTTTATATACAGAAAAAGCAATCCGGCCTCACCACCCCGGATTGCTTTTTCTATTTTTGAAGTCATATAACATGATTCTGCTGCATATATATAAAGTGGTTCAAGAGAAACCACAAAAGAACATTCCTCCCATCCAACCAGGAATATTCTTTTTTGTATACTTACGTCTTATTGTACATAGAATGAATTGTCATTAGATTTTTCTCCTTTTTACAGAAGTGCGCCCTGGTCAGGTGCACTTCTTATTACTTCATATACAAATAGCTTTGTATCCGTACAATCAACTATCCCTCAAACCTCACATACTCCCCAGAAACCCATTGATTTCCACCAACGTTGTACCAGCCATTTTGAATGCCCCAAGATTGATAGCGTTCCCCTCGGTACACATTCTTTACAATATCATAATTCGTTCCTGGTCCTGTACGAACACGTAAGACATCCGCTGTAATTGTAACAACACCTACACCATTATTAGACGGTTGTGTAGATGGAGCTGTATTACCACCACCGTTATATGCGTTTTGCACCCTTTCAATGAAAGACCCCCAACGCCCTTCTGCTAACATACGATGAGGACAGTACTTTCCGCTCCATGATTGATGCGTACGGACTTTGCTAAGAGGAATATTGTATTGTTTCATTAATTGTGCTACAACGATAGCTGCATTATTTTCTGCTTTATAATATCTATCCCCGCCGCTTAAAGAATAACAGATTTCCACACTAATCGACTTTCTGTTGCCTGAACCATTCCCATCTCCACAAGCCCATGCATTCCGTTCTAAAGGTAATCCTTGTACAGCTTCTTTATCGTCTACCACAATGTGGAATGACACTTCATTATTATTTCGTATCATATAAGCAATTTCATTCTCAGCTGGCGCATCATTATACGTATTGTGAACTGTGATAAATTCTGGATTCATTGTATAAGGGCACTTTGTACCATATTTACTTGAGTCAACTAACTTTTTTCTAATTTCCATTATTGAACATCTCCTTTTTTCTCTTCTTGTTTTTCTTTGCCACCTAAAATTTCAACTGCATTTTTTAAAGCTTGCGGAAGTGGAATGCCCATTCTTCCGGCATTTTCTAAAAGCGAAAGTAACTCATTACCCATAAAGAAAAAAATTGTTGCTTCACGGATTGCACTATTACTTCCTAACGCTGCATCTAATTGCGCTGCTGCCCCAACCAAAAGAAAAAGCACCACCTTTTTGGCGATGCCCTTGAAACCAACTTTACTTTTTAATTCTCCGTTATATCCTGCTGCAATCATGCCAGTTACATAATCAATAACTGCCATTGTCACTAAGATTTTCAATGTTGCATCCCATCCTCCCAAGAAATAACCACAAAACCCACCGAAAGTGGCAATAAAAACTTTTAATAATACATCGATACGATCCACATTCTTTCCTCCTCCTTCTTCAAGATAAAAAAGAGAGACACTTGTCCCTCTTTCACAAATACTTTTATATAAACACCCTAAATCCCACCTTTAAGTATCAAACCCAAAATTGCCATAACTATTGCACTGACAACAATTCGTAAAATCCAAGTGGTATTTAGACTGATTTTTTCTAATTGCTTATTGATGGTAGAAATATCTTTTTCGTTTATCGTTGTACGAGTTTCTAAATTACGAATATCTCGCATGATTTCTTTTTGTTCTGCTTTTAAGCTATCGATTTTTGCATATACATCTTCCAATGCATTCACGTCCTTTTTGAAATCTTAATAAAACAATCTATATATACTATGAGACAACCTTGTTCATAGTGAATGCATGGTAGCCATTTTTATGCCCATGCTGTATGTGGCGCCAAATAAAAACAGCTTATGGCTGCTTCGGTTTCTCACTTATTAAATTTCGAACTACATCTTTTAATGTGGACACATCGTTTATTAGTGTAGTAATTTGCTCTTTTAGTTGTTTATTTTCTTCTTTAACTACATGTAACTCTTCAGTATTCTGCTTAACCTGCTCCTTTAACGATATGAATTCATCATACAACTGTTGGAACGCTGCAATAAGAATAGAAACAGTATTATATAAATTAATGGCTCTTTTCTCTTTGTCTGTAAATATACCGTCAGTATCATCTGCAATCATACCGAAATACGTTTCAATTTCTTTTGTTGTATATGGTTCTGTTTGTTCCTCTGGTTTGTTCACACGCATTTGATACAGATCATACATGTCGTCTCTGAAATTGTACTGTTTGATAGCTAAACTCATGATTTTATCAAGAGCCGAGAACGGAATGTCTTTTATATTCTCTTTCATATTTCTAGCTGACGTAGGATTAAATGCTTTCGCCCACATTTGACCATTGGCATTTACATTTTCATTCGCTCGTAGTGTTCTTAATTCTATATCTCGCCATTGACCACCAATACCATTCTTTATTTGTAGTCCGTTATCATAACCAGTCACATAACTTGCTCTTATCTTTATATCTGCTAAATTTAAATCGTCATCATTCTCACCAGCTGAAAAATAGATAGATCTAACCCCAAGCGCATTTTTTCTTTTGAAATAGAATTCGCCTCTATTATTTGTATAAAAATGCGGTTCTGTGGTCGTCACTATAAACTTGCCGTACCCAGGAGCCCATCCTTCTGAGTTGAAAATAATATCATTCAAATTATCAAAGTATAATCTTCCGGCTGCATATGCATACAGATGTCCACCGTCATTCTGCATTTGAATATATGATGACCATATATTGGTACCTTCTGCATTTTCCCCTTTAGAAATCCCAAATTTCGCATACGCTTTAGAAGGTTGATCGACTCCATTAATTCTTGGCATGACTTGATAAATATAAAACGATCCTGTACCAGCGTATTTTCTATTATCAGAACCAAGGACTAATGAAGGTTGAATACTTCCATCATTTGCTTCCATAAATCCTATATAACCACGCGGCCTATCTGCATCGAAAATCTTCATGTCTTGCTTATTTATTTCAACAAATCTGTTTCCACTTGTTTTAAGTGTTACCCCTTCTAAAACTTTTCCTTTAATATGATTTGCTGTAATAAAACCTACTAAGTTAATTCTGTTCGCATTCAAAGTAATGTTTTCTTTACTCATATTGAATGCTGCGATTACATCGTTTTCTTTTACAGATAGACTAACGCCCTTTTCAGTCAACTGAAGACGGGTTTCCATATCTCTTACATAAGATGATGTGGCAAATTGCCCATTTGCTTGCTCTTTTGTATATACCTCTGTCTTTTTGGCCGAAGCATTGATACCCTGTTCATTGATAATAAATCGATTATCAATCAAAGTCATTTTTTGATTAAATTGCTCAGTTGCAAGCTTGTTGGCTAATTCATCTAATAAATCTTGTTTATTCTGATTAACTGTTTGCTTCAACTCTGGAATCTTAAATCCAGCAACATAATCCTCTACTTGCTTAAGTTCAACTTTACCTTCAAGTGCTTTCGCAGTATTTTCCCATCCAGCTTTCGCCTCTTGTAATTGTCTTCCTTGTTCTGTCTGCGTATTTTGTATGAAAGAGACATTTTGTTTAATGGTAGTTGCATCTTTTTCTACAGTAGCAACACGCTTATCAAGTCCACTTTGATTGTTTTCTACTTTTGTAATTGTTTCTTTAATTCCATCCACGCTTTTTGCAATTTCAGTTGTTTTCTGAGTGAACTCATCCGCTGTTACCTGTTCTTCAGGCGGTGCTGTCCAATCCTGCGGCTTATTCCCTTTATACAAGGCAACCCATTCCACAATAGATTTCGTAGCACTACTCGGATAGTTATATAAGCTTAACTTTCGTTCATTTCCACTTGTAGCCGCAACAGCTTTGAAGGTTACATAAGTAATTCCATTCGTGTAAACACTTGTTGCATATCCAACATTACTAGACCCACCATTCATCCATATACCAAACTTTTGACCTGCAGGTACAATTCCTTTCATTACAAAGGTGTATTCTTCACCTGCAAAGAAATTTTCAGTAAGAGAATATTGATTGATTAGATAGTCTGTTTTTTCATATTTAACATTTGATTTTAATAAAAGGTTTCGTCCACCAGCTTTATCGCTATTAACCTTTGTTTCTACACTTGTTAACTTCTCACTGATTTTCCCAGCTTCTTCTTTAATATCAGTTGTTGTTTTCTTAAGCTCACTTGTTGTTTGTTGCACATCAGAAATAGTCTTCTTTGTACTTTCTACAGTTTGTTCGACTGTATTTAATTTATTGCTAATATCATTATCTTTTTTTGTTAACGATTCAATAGACATTTTAAATCCATTAGAATCCTGCTCAAACTGAGTTACTCTCTTATCAATTTCACCTTGCTTATTTTCGATATTAGAAACTGTACGACTGACACCTTGTAACCCTTCCTGTACTTCGTTGAATTGTCTTGTAGCTTGATTTTGTGCTTCTTGAACCTTTTTGCTTAATTCTGTTTTTGTAGATTCGATATCCTTATTAACCTGTGTTAGTGTTTCTTTCTTGATAGTTTCTGGATCAGGAACAACCGATTCCCACGCTGCACCTGTCCATATTTTTAAAATACCAGGCTTACCATTACTAGTATCACGCCAAAGTGTTTTATAAGGTTTAAGCCCTGTTGTTGGTGGATTCTTAGCTTCTATAATTTCAACAGTATTGTTTTTAATATTCTCTTGTACCTTTTCAGCGAGTGTTTTCGCTGCTTCTGATTCTTTCTTAGCACTACTTGCTGTTTCATTCGCTTCTTTCACCAATTTATCTAGCTGATCCAGCATTTCTTGTTTCTCGCCGAATTTACTAAGGATTCGATTGTAAATCTTTCGTAATTCCTCGTTCGGATCCGTAATTTCACGATAATCACCAAACACATATTTATCTTGTGTAGGATCCGTAAAAGATTCATCACCGGCAATTACACGTGCTTCCAGGTATAACTTAGGTGTGAAGCCCGTATCTTTAATTCGGATCGTGTCACCCTCGTTAATGAGTTCATGTGCTAGTCCGAAAATACGTCCAATTGATTGTGCTTCTACTTCATACGAAACGGAAGAATTAACACGTTTTTTTAATTCTATTTCCATTAACATCATTAAACGTTGTGGCGTCATATTTAACTCTTCTGTTTCTGGCGTATAAAAACCAAACTTATGCTTACCACGTTCGTTCCATCGTTGAAATGCATCATGATCAACAATATACGGAAGTCCCCTGTTGATACTTTCGATGGTAATTACATTGTCGCCTTCACCTTTCACAAATCCAACTAACGCTGTACAAATATCTCTTGAATGTTCAATACGTGTAACACCTATCAAATCTTTACCTAACTCTATTTCTTTACCAGTGTCTCGGCCACGCCTTTGAATCATATCAACATACCATCCAATGATTTGTGAACCTTGAACCTCAACACGGTACTGAATTTCTAATTTGAATAAAGAAGCTATTTTCTTTAAAAATGTTAGAGGATCCATAAATTCATCAATGGTCATCGTATGGAATCCTGTATAATCCGTTTTCCCACGTTTCCATTTCATGCCTACTAGGGCCATATCAATATATTCATTTACCGTTTTTCCTTCTATTCTTTGCGGTTTTATAATGCCTGACTTAGCAATTTGAACCCAAGCTCCTGAGGCATATGTTGTAATGGATCGTTTATCTGAATTCTTTTCTGTCTCTCTAATAACATATGGTATAATTCTTCCGTCGCGAACTTCTTTTAGAACAAGGTTTTGTTGTTGTAGTGTAGCCGAATGAGTTGTTCCATCAAAAACAGTAAAATCCAACATATCAACATTGTTTTTGATTCCCCACTGCCTTTTATCATCCCAATAGTCCTGCGGCTGAATAGCTGCAACGATTTGATCTGTTTTAAAATCCACAACATGCAAAATGCCACTTGGTGTTCTCATCTATATCTCTCCCTATAATTAACGGTTGCTTTAGCGTCTGGTGGCATGATATCAATACGATTCTCACCACGTATGACAGTTGGAAAATTACTAAAAATGTCTTTTAAATGAATCGCATTTTTACCGTTAATGGTTACAAGACTTTTTTCTGTATCAATTATAATCTTGTCTCCCGTATCAAAAATGTAAGGCGGATTATTTTGAGTATTTACATTTACTTTCCAGAATTTCAAATCTGAAACGGTCATTGCTTCTGCTGACGGCACATCTTGCCATTGCATAATGCTAATCTGGATTTGTGCTGCTTTTTCCATATGATATTTATTTTCATCCGTCCACCGCACAAATCGTTCTGAATCATCTTTTTCCGTCCCCGGAAGGAATTTCGAAATATACGCTTCCCATACATTTCCCGTTCTAGCTATCCACAATCGCCCTTGATATTGGTTCCAAGTGTTTGGATAATCACCACTCTCATAAATCAAACCTATTTTTCCCGGCTTATTATCATATCCAATTACCATTGTTCCGAAATTTTGTTCAGCTTGCCAAAATACATCAGTCATAGCTATTTTCGAAAGCACTTTACTGTTTTCATCTAATATCGCTATTTCCACTCGGCCCATCTCATTGATTCGTTTACTTTTACATGTAACATAAGCCTGCATAATAAAGTCTTGTACGGGCCCATTAGGTATATTTTTTTTAACAGCTGCACCATTCCACCCTTTCCCTGACCCTGTACCATAATTAGAACAATAAAATTGATAACCGTCTGATTTCATTTCACCGACTGGGTTGCCATCTTCCATCGAACTGACTTTACTCCAACCTACAGTAGTAGCCATTTCATCCCATATCAGCCTTTGATTTCTTTCAACAGGTAGTTGTTCGGTTTTCAAAGGATAACCGATTCTGAAATAGTCACGATTATATGGATACTCTCCAAACCATACATCTAAAAATGCACTCGGTTTCTTGGCCTCAATCTCAATAATTGGAGGCGCTTCTATATTACCTTGATTGACGAAAGAAGTAGTGATTTCAGTGGACCAGTTTTGAGTGAATGTATGCGTATTTTTTTTACCTAGTTTATACGGCATTGGACAAATAAAAGTAATAACTCCTCTACCTCTATTGACTATTTCATCCAAATCGACAGAACCATCAATTAATGCTAAATAAGTCCTGTCTAACTCATCATCAAAAATAAGTTCAGCTGGTTGCTCTGTATATAGCCAATCCGCTAAATCTTCTTTTACCTTTTGTAAATCAGCCATATCTTTTGCTGCCTTAATTACAAGAGGAACATCAATACGACGTTCCTCCGTTTCTGTATGAAGAAAAAGAGCCCCTGCGCGATGAGGGACCCTTACTAATTTTCTTTTAACTGGAGCCCAGGAAGGGCGTTTTCTTCCAACTAGCATTTGAATATAATCTTTTCTGATTTTATTAAAAGTAAAACCGAGTTTCCCCAACTTGCTCACCACCCTTAAAATTCCGCCCTTCTTTTTTGGTCACGATTTTGAAGCTTTGTCGTATATGCGTAACTTCCGTTCGCTAATTCTTTTCCATCTAAAACGTTTGTCATATTTACCGTTACATTCAGTTCTTGTTCTCTACCTGATCTATCCGAGAACATAGTTTTTGCTGTAGGTGCGTTGTTATAAGGTGATTGTGGTTGCGTATACCCATTGAAATCACCCAGTGCATTATGCGGGATACTATAATGCGAAGTTTGGAATCCAAAATCAAAAACAGATGGCATATTACTCATTTGTTTTTTTACAGTTCCAACTACATTTTTTGCTGCATCCACAACAAATCGTTTCCCCTTATCCATACCAACGCCAACACCTTCTGGTACGGCACTACCAACTGGAATCATCACTTTAGAGGGACTGTTAATTTCTAGCGCTCCAGAAATAGTCTTTTTAATCTCTCCAGCAATGCCTTTCGCCTTACTATATAAACCACCTGTCGCATCATCCAAACCTTTTTCAAGGCCTTCTATAATGGATTTACCAATGGAACGTAGATTTATAGCGCTGAAGAATTTTTCAACTGTATTCCACTTATCTTCAATATCGCTCTTTATTTCTTTCATTTTATCAACGACAGCTTTTTTCTTTTCTTCAAATTTTCTTGAAACAGTATTTTTGATTTCTTCTACTTTATTGCTGGCTGCATTTTTCATCTCGTCATATTTATTGGAAACATCCGAACCCATTTCTTTCATTTTTCGAACAACATCATCTTTCATAACTTCAAACTTAGATTTTACTTGTCCGGTTTCCCAATCTACTTGATTTGCATGTTCCCCAGCTTGGGATTTTGCTTCACTCACAATTTCCTTATGCTTATCTCTTGCCGTGGAAACTGTACTATCATACTGACGTTTTGCCTCAGCAATGATTGCATTAGCTTCATCAGCAGTAATTGTTTTATTTTCATCACGCTGACGAATTGCCTCTGCAATTTTTTCATCGCGAGTCTTTTTCGCATCTTCAATAACTTTATCTCTTGCTTTGGCACTATTCTCTACAACTTCCGCTGCCTGTCTAGCTGAAATCTCACTAGCCTGTACGCGCATATTTTCAAGAATAACTTTTTGCTCCATTTGATTTTTAGACATATGCTCTACAGCAACTCTGTCCATTTCATCCTGCAATGCTTGTAAAGAGATGCGTTCAGAGGTCGTCAATTCTCTGTTTTCTCTAGCTGCTGTTTGTAAAATTTCTTTAATTTTATTTTCCTTTTCCTGTGTTTTTAGCTTTTCTTGTTCATAATGTTGATTTAACTGTTCGATTCGTTTGTTCTCTTCTTCAGCGGTCAATACATATGAATCCGCAAAGAATTTTTTAAGTCCTTCAATTTCTTTTTGCTGCCTTGCATTCGTTTTTTCAATGATTGTATTAGCTAACTTGTCATATTGACCTATTAACTTCTGTGACTGCTCCTCTGTTATCACTTCATGGTTCAATCTAATTTCAGTTAACTTTTGTCTAATACCATCAGACAACTTGAAATACTCACCAAGAACTTTCTTTGTGGACGAACTTATTTTCCCTTCTGTATTTGTAGCAAAACGATCTACCGAAGCGATACTGTCTTCAGTTGCTTTTTGATATGCTTTATATGCGACAACTCCGGTTCCAATAAGAGCTGCTGCTATTAAACCAACAGGTCCCAGAAGCACTCCTAATGCACTTCCTAACATACCAACCGCAGCACCAGCAAGACCTGCAGCACCACCAGCAATCCCTAACGCTGTTGCTAATGCCCCAATTCCTGACATGATCATACCGAATGCTGCAAGAACTACACCTATTGCTGTTGCTATTGCTGTAAGTGCAAGAACAACGCCACCTGTAATTGCGATAGCCTTTTGTACTGGTCCAGGTAATGCGTTGAATCCATCCACAAGTTTCTGCAACCCAGCGACAAAAGCACTAACCACAGGAGCGAGTGCATCACCAATTGTTTTTTTCATTGTGTCAAACGCTCCACTTAATTGTTCGATACGACCTTTCAAAGTGTTCATTTTCGTATTAGCGGTCTCTAAAGCAGTAACTTTGGACATCTCGGTATACATTTTATTTACACCTTGTGATCCTTCATTAAACAGAATCGTTGCACCACGAACTGCGTCTGATCCGAATAATGTTTCTAAAGCCATACTTCGTTGCTGGTCTGTTAAACCTTTCATGGATTCGTGGAGAATTCCAGATATATTTTCTAAACTTTGGATGTGCCCTTCTTGATCGTAAAATTTAGAAGATAAGAAAGCCGAACTAGTTGCTAATTCACGAAATGTAGTATCACATTTATCATTCCATTTCTTTACGCCTTCCGTTTTCATTACATAACTCTCTAATGCAACTTCAATATCTCCCACACTTCTAGATGCTGGCGTGATTCCGTTTTTAACCAAGAAGTCAAATCCAGCCTGCGCATTATAAGTGATAAGACCTAAATCCGCCATCTTGTTATACGCTTCTTTAGTAGATGGATTTAATCTCATAAGCATTGTTTTTAAAGACGTACCTGCATCTGAACCTTTTAACCCATTCTGTGCAAAAACTGCTAAGGCTGTTGATGTATCTTTAAATGTCATACCTGCCCCAGCAGCAACTGCTGCGGAAGCTGACAGACCATATTTTAATTCGTGTACATCAGTGGCTGAAGCGTTAGCGGCTCCTGCAAGTAAGTTAGCGGCATCTGTAACACTTAAACCATCCTTTTTAAATGCATTTAAAGCGGTTGAAGCAACTTCAGCTGCTTCGCCTAACTCTAATTCTCCTGCGGCCGCTAAGTTTAATGCTCCTTCTAATCCACCATTGATAATGTCCTTTAAACTAACGCCAGCTTTTATTAATTCTTCAATCCCTTTTCCAGCTTCAACAGAAGAATATTTTGTATCTTCCCCATATTTAACAGCTAATTCAGAGAGTTTACTCATTTCTTGTCCAGTCGCACCTGATACAGCTTTTATGTTAGCCATCTGCTGTTCGAAGTTCATAGATTCTTCCACAGCTGATTTTAGACCTCGACCAATTGCATAAGTCATACCACCAAATACCATACCAATTTGCATTCCGGCATTTTGCAAATGATTACCTAAGCTTTCCATGCGATTACCGAAGTTCAATAGACGATTACCTTGTTGCTCTAATTCTCGATTTGATTGCTGTAATTCAGTTTCAAATCGATTCAGTTCAGCTGTTGCCCGATGAATTTGTTCTGCGTATCGTTGTGCGGATTGACTCGCTTCACCTTCTTCTATTTTTGCGCGATTATAAGCTTGTTGAAGTTCCCTGATTTTCTCTTTTTTCTTATCTACCATACGAGACAGAACGTCTACTTTCGCTCGCGTTTGCTCCGTTGCATTAGAAAAACCGCCCATGCCTGTTGTAATGGACTGGAATTCAGCCTGTAGGGATTTTAAAGAGTTATTTAACTTATCTATCCCTTTTTGTTCAGCTTGACGGTTTACTTGTTTTAATTCATTTTCAAATCTATTTAAATCAGCAACTGCTTTATTAACTTGCGAAGCATATCGCTGGGTTGCTGCGTCATTTTCACCTAATTTTGCTTTATTTTGATCATAAGCTTGTCGTAATGCCTTAACCTTTTCTTTTTGCGCTTCAATCAGTCTGTTAAGTGCATCTGTTTTAGCACGCGTTTGATCACTAGCGTTAGCGAAGCCACCCATACCAGTACTGATTGATTTCAATTCATTCTGCAATGTCCTTACGGCACGTCCTGAATTGGCTATACCTTGACGAAAATTCACATTATCAAGGGACAGCCTAACGACTAAATTATTCATTTCATTTGCCATCATCTTCCCCCTCCTTAGATAATGTTTTCTGCTGGAACTTCAATTTCATTCGAACTCTGATTTTGGCTATTCGATTCACCTTGTTCACGATATTTCTGATTCAACCTTAAATAATGCCAAATATCCATTTCATTATCGATGTGATGATGTTTATATCCTTGGCGTAATAAAGAGAGGTAGAGCTCATCTATAAACTCACTGAACGTTAGCCCCCCTCCCTCTACACGTTTGGGTTTGTTTCTTCCCCAGTTCCTGGTGTGCCACCAGCCGCTTCCACAGTTGCATTAATAATTGCATTAATTACGTCTGAAGTTGTCGATAAGAATTTACGAGCATCCACACCATCCCAATATTGATCCAATGTAAATTGTTCTCCGTAAACTTTTACTACATATTGAACCATTTTATCCATATCCTCAGGCCCAGGATTGTTTGGAATACCAGCAAGTTCAGGTGCTTGACGAATCAAACGAGCCGGAATAAACTCCGGTAAATTAAAAGTTTTCTTTTCTTTATTGATTATTAATGTTAGTTTCATAGGTATTCCTCCTTAGTTAATAAAAAAGAGAGAGCTTTTGCCCCCTCTTACTTTCCTGCTGGTGGTGTTGCTGTTTTTTCATATACCTTTTTGAACCAGTTATCACCAACGGCTTTTGTAAATGTAGGCTCATCAGCATCAGCTGTAAATTTAGGTCTATCATCAAAGTCACGTTCAATGAATGAGCCTTTAAGTTTTGTAGTTTGGAAGTTTGGTTTATCCTTCTTAGTTTCAGCTTCTTCTTCCTCTTGTGAAAGCTTCCCTTTGAGTAACCAAACATAACGGTATTTACCATTGCCCTTTAAAAAGCGCCATCCAATTGCTAAATATGGCTTTTCTCCCTCTCGTTTTTCATCTAATACGCCATCTGTAACTTCTGGATACCCTTCAATATCTGCTTTCGCTGATAAGGAAAGTCCACGAACTTCAATTTCAACTTCCACTTCTCCGTCAGATTCAGCAATCTCTGATTTTTTATTATCACTCCACATAATTTCTGAAGCTACTTTTTTAGAAGTTTTAACCTTTACTGCCCCTTCTAACTTCTTTACATCTGCATATGAAACACCTGATGCATCATCTTTTAATAGTTTTGCATAAACAAGACTATCTACACCGACAGTCGAACTAATTGTAATAATTTCTCCAGCCATCTATAACTCCACTCCTTTCGCGAATCGCATCGCGTAATGAAAAATTTGTGTATCATCTTCATACAAATCAGCTACTGCATAACGTGAGAAACCAATATCTTTCATGATTTCATTTACTTTTTGATGGATTGCTGTTGTACTACCTTTTGACCAAATATCGATTTGGAATGTGATTTCACTTTCACTTTCATCATTATCCGCAAACCCATCTGGCCTATTGTCTAATTCAAAAAATGTAATCCGTGGAAACTCTTCAGCATTTTTGGCTTTACGATAATAAATACGTCTTCCACCTAATAAGGAAACAAGCTCCTGATTATTTTCAAGAGCTTGCACGATTTCTGGTCGTAAATTTATCATACATTCAGCCTCATTTCATTCTTTAAGATGTCTGTCATAGCACGTACTGCATCCGCTTTAGAAGCGTTAAAACCTGGTTCTATAAATGGATGTGCTGGCATTTTAGAAGTACCCCACTCTAAAAATTTCCCATAAAAATATGGAGAACGATCCGCTTTGTCTAGTCCAATCTTAATCGTTTTCACACCATTTTCCATTCGCGCCTTTGTAACCCGTATATTATCAAGCAAATGTTGGCCTGTACGCCAAGGTTCACTTTTGGACGGTTTCTTAGGGCTTAAACTCCTCGGTTCACTTCTTTCAGCAATGGCTTTTCGAATTTGCTCACCACCAGTCGCAAGTGCTCTATCTTCAATCTTTTCTCCACGTAAACCCATTTGTTCTAATTCAGATATCAAGCGATCAAAGCCTAAAAAATCAACACCATCAGCCATTCATTCCACCACGCTTCCACATAATTGATAAGGTGTGTTTTTCAGTTGGAATAACTGAAACAATGTCATACATTACGTTCTTATATTTAATCTTCATATCAGCATTCACATCAGCACGATATCGGATTTCTGTTTCACCTTGAATTTCGCTATTAGCTGCCGCTGCTTCAAAGTATTTTCTTCCTTTTAAAAAAATAAAAGAGCCCCATACAGTAATAGAATCCTTATAACCTTCTATTGGATCACCGTCTGGGCTCTTTGCTTCATCGTCTTTCACTTGAAATGTAAGACGTTTATCTAATTTACCTGGATTCACTTGCATCACCACCACAATATTGCAACTGAACTAATATCGACTGCAAACTAAATGCCAATTGTTCAGCTTTTCCAACTGCTTCACGGTTTTCATGCCAATGAGCAATTAAAATACGAGCTGCTAATTTAGCAAGCTCGCTCTTCAAATCTACATTTTTACTTGTAGCATTTTTAATATATATTTCAGCTGCAATTACGAAAGATGTAATGAGATCATCCTCCTCATCACCATCCACACGAAGATACTTTTTTGCTTCCTCTAATGTTAGTACCAAGAAGGACACCCCCTACCTTATTAAGCTCCTGTTTTAGGCGTAACAATAATTTGTCCATACACAACTGCTTCTGTATCCCATGGCGTAACATCTTCACGCTCGATTGCTCGAAATTCAGAAGTATTTGTTCTCCAAGCATTTCCACCTTCTGTAGTCATATCGATAGATAATTGTTTTCTATCCCAAAGAATGATGGCTTCTTTTAAATTACCAACAATGAAAGGTGCTTTCCCATCTTTGTCTGTGGCGATTGTCTTATTGGACAAAGTAATAACCGGTTTTCCTGACAACAAACTACGTGTTGGATTTGTTGGATCTGGTTGAAGAAGCGGACGACCATTTTTATCTTCTAATTGATCTAAGTAATTGAATCCATCTTGGTTAGTAAAAATATTAGCTCCACCTGCAAATGCCGGGTCTAATGTAACATTTAACGCTGTTTTAATGCCTTTATAATCTTTAAAATCGACCTTTGTCAATTTGTTGAGTTCTTGTAAAATTAGATAGTTACGAGTAGCAATAGATTTCTTAGTGATCCATTGGCGTAAATATTCTTCTAAAGCTTGATCTGTATCATCTAATAAATCATTTGGTACTGGTAAGAATCCTGCATAATCCTCAATAGCATAAGATAAACGATCAAATTCAGGAGAAGCAATTTCTTGCATTGCATTCGGCTTACCATACTCAGATAATGGAGCAAATGGTGTTGATGTCGCACGCTTTTCTAATGTACGAGCCCCTTTATTTGTTGAAACAGGTTGTACATTTACATATTGTTCTAGGCTATCAACCGTTTGTTTTAATTGATTAATAGTTGTCGTAATATCTTCTGGAACAATATAGCCACCATCTTTACCTGTATTCTCAGATAAGGCCGCTTTGTATTCCTGCATAACGCTTGCTTCTTCATGACTTAAATTTTGACCACGGATAGCTTTCATAAATACATCTTTGTATGATGGATCTTCATTTTTAACTGATGCTGGAGGTAATACTCCTGCTTGTGAGTTTACAGGCTCAGGAACTTGAATTTGCATCATTGCTAGATAGTTATCCAATTCATTTTTCACGTTTTTCGCTTCCTCAATTTTTGCCTTTGCATCTTCATATTTACCGCTATTGTTAAATTCTTCTGCTTTCGCTTTTAAATCAGCAATTTTTTGACGTAACTCTTGTTCACGTTTATCCATTCGGTATTTCCTCCTTGTTTTGGCACAAAAATAGACCTATAGCTCTAACAGGTCTAGTGCGTTTTGTATTTTTAATTGTTCGTTATTATCCTTCTTTGGAATAGAAGGAGCCTTTGCTACAATCTTATTTGGTGTTTTTTGATATTTATCAAAGTAATCACTGCTACAAGCTGCGATGTCTTTCGCTTCTACAACTTCAATATTGAAGTATTTTTCAGCTTCTTCACCACTTAACCAAGTCTCAGCATCTACTAATTGTTGAATTTCTTCAATTTCAACGCCTTCTTTTAAGTTTTCTTTGTATACATTCATGATTCCTGACTCGATGTTATCAAGGTCCTCTGCTGCTTTTCGGAAATCAATTGCATTTCCAGCTGCATATGTCCAAGGCTTATGAATCATTAAGAAAGCATTAGAAGGGACAACAACACGATCACCAGCCAGGGCGATTACGGAAGCGATAGAAGCTGCAACACCATCTACATAAACAGTTTTCTGAGCCTTATTGCGCTTTAACATGTTATAAATGGCTAAACCAGCAAATACAGAACCACCACCACTATTTACATAGATATTAAGGTTACTTTTATCATCCAATTGCCCTAAAATGTTTTTTACATCATCCGGCATAATATCAGAATCATCCCATTTCCAACCTGTATTATTTATGATGTCACCATAGATAAATAGATCTGCTGACGATTCCGTTTGATTTTTAATAGTAAATACGTCTTTAATTGTCCTCACCTCCTTTCAGCGACAAACCTCCACTAGCTTTTGCTAATTGGTATTCATCCGCAATCTCAATGGATACATGGTTTAGATCGACACGATGTTTATCACCATATTCTCCAATTCCATCTATATCTTCAAGCTCTAATACTTTATTGATCGAGAAAGCACCAGCATCTAACATAATCTTATAAAATTCCGCTCTAGATTTAGAATCAGCACGAAGTAAACTTGTTAGATTAAATTTTAAATAATAACGCTTTTGTTCATTAAATGAAAATGTTTTATAAGAAAATTCTTCTTCATACTGGATAAGAATTGGACTCAATGTATTTTGGATGAAATCCAATGCCTGTTGCTCAATGTTTGAGAATGTAGCACGATCTAACTCATTAATCATGTGGAATGGAATATTAAAGATGTTTGCAATCTCAGCCTTATCAAACTTCATACCTTCAATAAATTGAGCATCCTTTAAGGGCATCCCGACTTTCTCAAATTCTAAACCAGCATCCAAAATTGCTATCCTTTGAGCATTATTCAAACCTGTATTTGCTTCTTCCCAAGCGTCACGAAGCACATCTTTCGCTTCTTTTCC